CAATGCTTTCAGCTGATTTGCTAATTGAATTAAGACTATTTGCTCTGCTTTCTGTTACCTCAAATTTTATTCCGTCTGAAAGTAAATTTTGACGTATTGACAATAAATTTTGCGCAAGGTATTTACGCGATACATCATCTGGGGCTTCTGCTATTAACTTGTCAGCCCTTGATTGATACTCTGTATTTAATGTTTTGACATAATTAGAGCCATCAGAACCAATTGAACCTTTTAATGCAGTTGAGCGTTCAGTCCAATACAGCGCCTCATTTGCAGATGTTTGTGCAGCCCAAGACTTTGAGTTTTCTTCAAATATGTTTGCTGTAACCGCAGCCGCTTTGTTTAAAGCCGTGCCAACTTGCTGCATTGACCGACCAATAAGACCTGCGCCAGCATCAGGGGCACTTAGCTCAGACACCGCCATCAGCCTGTTTGGTGCTTGACTTTCTTGATATACAGGTATGCGTGCCATTATAGTATTTGCCCTATATGTGTTGTTACTTTATGACAGCTTTGCAACTTCAGTTGTTTTGCCGCCTTTGCTATAGTAACCGTAAGATGCCGCGCCTGAAAGTATTGATGCGCCAGCTGATATGTAAGATGCTGTCTTTGCATTTTCACCAGCAGCTGCAGCCACCTCACCTTGGTAAATGTCTTGCTGAGCTGAAGCCAACAAACCTTTTGCCTGCAATTCGCCTTCATAGGCAATAGTCAATGCGTCTAACTCAGCACGCACAGCTGACTGCTCTTCAATATCCAGAGCTGAGCCGCCTGTACCAATACCAGCTTGCGCCAATGCAGCCCGTTGCTGCCCTAATAGTTGACGTGCACCTCTACGTTGCTGCTCTTCTCTGGCGCCTGCTTGCTGCCTTGCTAATGCAGCATTTTGTTGTTTGACAATAGCGTTATAATTTTGTGCTTGTTTCTGTGCATCTGCTTGAGCAGCCGCAGCTTGACCTTGCTGGATTGCACCAACAGCAGTCATTGCCGTACTTGCAGCAACTAAAACGCCAATGGTTACTGGATCAGCCATTTTTTAGCCTCGCATACAACATTGCATCACCACCATCTGGATTAAATTGTTCCATATACCCTTCACGTTTGAAACCCAACATTTCTATCCAGCGATGACCTTGTTCAAAATTAGCATCAACAAACGCTTCGATACGATTGTACTCACTTAGTTTCAGAAACCGCATAACTGCTTTGTGGATACTTATAAAGTCGTTTCCAATATCGCCTGAAAGTAATGACCAAGCAATAGCTCTATTTTCCCACTGTTTAACCAATCCCGCACAACCTAATACGCGACCATTTTTAATACCTGTAAAGCAGGGGCCTGATACTTTTAAATCCTTTGCGTATTCTTTATTGAAATACGTAAAAAACCGCTGTTGTGCCGGTTGCAATATAAGCGTTTCCATGTGTTCAGGTTCAAACGGTACGACATCCATTTACCTATCCATTGTATGTAATTGAGCCATAATTGCCACAATTGTCATGGGCAATGGTTGGTTTTGCTTGATTACAACATACCCATCAAAATCATACCCGCTAGGCCATTCCATTAGCTTGTCGCCAGTAAATAATGGTACAGCTTGATCCATAGAGTCAGACCCAGTACGGAATTGTATTCTGTCTAGGTTGTTTTCGTCAGGCCCAGCCACCGCACCGACTGTAGCCAAAAACCGTATCACCATTTTATTAATACGCTTAGTCTTACCCTGAGCAGTGCCGTCAGCCGCACCAGCTTCTATACGCATAGTTTGCAATGTAGATTCGTACCCAAGACCAGCAGCAGCGGATGTGGCTGAAACCTGTAGTGTTATAGCACCACTTGCGACTACTCTGTCTGGATGTGTGGCGCCATTTACTAGCACCTGCACTGTTTCACCTTCTAAATGACCTAACCCAGACAATGTAGTTGTTGCCGCACCGCTATAAGACAAACCAGAATCAACAAAGAATGCATTTTCTAATGCAGTATCTTGTGTGAAGTCAGTCTCTAGGTACTCTATGTATCGTTTTGTTTGCCCGTTAATTGTTCTGCGCACGATAAGCCAGATGTCGTCTTGCGTGCCATTTGGGTTTGGAATGTGCTCAACGCATTCCACGACTCCATTGCCACCAAGTATATGTCTGTGCCAGCCGAGAACGTCCTGCTCCCTGTTGTAAGTAAATCCGAGTAATACTCCATCAGCGCGTGCTGCCCAGAGAATAGAGTGCGGTTCTTGTTGGTATGCGATGTCAACGATGCCTCCATCAGTAATATGTTCTGCTAATACGGTTACATCATTAGACTTGTAACCATTAGAATTAAACTCATACTGCAATTCGCGTATCTTTTTGCCAGACCGTTGTACAAACAATACTAAGTCACCAATTTGAGACGGAATAACTGAACGCGATCCAAACAAAGACTGCTGGGTTATCTTTACGTTGCCTGGCCCCAACGGGGAATCTGTCGTAACTTCACCCGCAACAAACTCACCACCAGCTGTACCAATTAACAAACCGTCACTTGGTGCTAACCATTCAATAGTGTTGACAGTATCACTAGATACATCAATTGCGATAGCCATGTCAGGTGACACTTCGCCAGATGTATTGCGATCCGAAAAGTTTTCAAAGTCAGCTGCTACCGACATATCTATTGTTTGCTTAGTAGCAAAGACCAGTCTTTCCCTAAAGAATGCAATTTGAGATGGATAACCTCTAACTGATGACCATCTTGAAAAAGCAAATCTAGGTGTAATGTTTGATGTTGACCCAAACGCAATTAACTGCATGGTGCCAGCTGTAAACGCATTGTATGTACCAATAGCCGTGTCAGCAATGTATACGCAGCCAGAGCCAGGATCATCTAAGTAACTGTAATCATAATCTTTGGTGGACGGAAAAGCCAAACCAAGAACATCAAACGTATCTGCATCTATAACGTAAATGTTATATGTGCCAGAAGTATTTATGTTTGAACTAAATGGTGACGTGCCACCAGGCCCACCGCACGCTAACGAATCATTTTGCAATGTAAAGTCGTAATCAGCATCAATAGACACGTTAATTGTGTCACCATTGCTATAGCCATGCCCTACTTTGGTTACTCTTACTTGGCTAGTTCCGTTAACTGCAATAGATGTAATACTTTGCGCAGAGCCAGCTGGCGTATAAACAACATTAAACGGCAAGGTTAGCTCGACTGTACCTGTAACCTGCGTAGCGCTTGTATAGCCCGTTATTTTAACAATACCATAGTCAAGTGACTCATACGTCCAATCAACGCCTATAGAGCCATCTAATGACGTCCCTGTAATTGTCCCTGATCCATCTCTGTATGTGCCAACAATATGCGTTGGTCTAGTCGAGCCAGTGTATACAGCTTGCCCTGCAGCAGGTGTGACATTAGTTGCGCAAATATATATCTTGCCATCCGACCTGCGCCTTTCGTTAAACGGATTGACATTAACGCCAAAGTCTTTTTGTGACTCCCAAGGGATAATGTCACCACCATCTTTAGCTTCAATTAGCAACCGGCTGCCAACATCTGTTGCACTAAATAAAGCAGCAGATGCTGTAAGTGTTACTGTTCCAATGGCTGCTGATGCAAAGACAGTAATTGTTTGGTCAGGATCAACATCTTCAAATGGGCCACCCTCAAAATCTACTTCGGTCAACGTCCAATTTGTGGCGCCAAACCTTGATAGTTTTCTAGGTGCATAATTTGGGTGAACAAAATACACCACGTCACCAGATTGCACAAAACGTAGACGCAAAGAATTATTATCATTAGTAAGGTCAGCAGCAGTGTATGGGCTAGCTATTTCGTAAGTAGAACCGCCCGACAATACTTGACCATGGTTTGTATAAAACCGTATGTATTGATCGCCAAACTCTAGTATGTACGCTTGGGTTTCACTAAACTCAAACCGTATTAGCCAAGTTCGATTGGCGCTGGTTTTTACTTCTTCTACAAATCTCGTACCAGAACGCCTCCGCGCTGGCCCCTGAATCATAGGTATAAAATTCTCTAACCTCTTGCAGCCAGAGGCATACTTACCTAAATCTACTCGACCTTCTAGTGCTGGTGACAGCTCGCCAGCGTTAAAAGATGTCTGAATAGGGCTGGCTTTAGACATATTCAATCCATTGAACAAACAATTCTGCGATGCGGGTTTGCCCTGACCTGTTAGTCAGCCTAAACAAATACGATGTATCTGCTCTAAGAATAGCGTAATCACCCTCAAGTGATGCTCCTGCCGCATTGCCGCCAGAGCCACCTACAATAATTTCCTCGTACAACACGCCATTTGTTGTAAGGCTTGTTGGCTGAATAATTACGCCTGTTTGAGCTGTTCTGCTTGATGCACGGTTGCGGTTCTTTGGCACATATATCGTGCCGCCGACCACGTTTGATACATTTTCGTACACCTTAAACTCAGCGTCACCACCAATGCGGGTTATAAACCCAATGCCAATTTCATTATCTACTGGTGGAGTCACGACAATATCTACATTCTCATCATCAGGCAACTTGTTGCCATTGCCTCGGCTGGAATACGCATAGAACACGATTCCTTCAATGATGTGCTGCACCGCTTCGCCTCTATTGACAACGTAGCGCATTGCAGTGTGATCGGACTCCGGTACTCTCATAGCCTGCTCAACAACCAAGAGTTATCTGGTAAAGCTTGGGCTGGTTGTTCTACAGAGCTTGCCCGTATAGCACCACGCAAAGCAGCCATGTATTCGTTTTGAGCCAATTCACGTTTAGTATTGGACTGCGTTAAGTCTTCAGCTAATTCCATAGCCAACCTGCACGCAAAAGCTTCTACAAACATAGAATCCCACTGTGTCGTATCAGTTACGCGAGACACATAGCGAATCTTTAGTGGTGCAGCAAAGTTAGCTAAAATTTTATTGCCTTCTAAGGAGTAGTCCGCAACGGGTTGGTTGCGATAGTCTTCCATAGATGGCCCATTATAAATATCATTGACCATAAGCAGCCGTAAACTATCAGATGGCATTTGGTACTCATAACTAAAGCCCCAGGCAGGTGTGCTAGTAAGGGCTGGCAACGAATCCCGCTTAACCGAAAACGACCATATATGCGAACGCAGCTCTGCATCGCGCACAATGTCAAACATAGAAAGAATAGCGCGTGACTGTTTATTGTCATCGCCAAACGAAATAATGCGAGATGCACCCAGCTTAGTGAGCGCACGATTCGCAATGTCAACCTGTGAAGTCATGACCTACCCCTTATGCAGGAGGCCAAACATCTTGCAGAATGTAGTTCTTGATATTCTCTAATGCAACCAATACTTGATCGCGAGTAGCGCTGTCAGCAAGGTCAACCGCAACTTCAACAGTTTTAGACTGTGTACTTGATCCTTCAGCTACATCTGTTTGAGGAAGACCAATATCTAAAGCATAATAACGTGACGCCATTTTAATTCCCCATATATAAGTAGGGGAGCATTCGCCCCCCTACCATTACTCGTTAAGGTGCTGAGAAATACAAATCAACGATCAACGTACCAGAGCTTGGTAAAGCTGCAGTAGTGTTGGTCAGAATAACTGTTTCACCAGAACCTAATGGTGCATCATCCATAGCAGTAGAGACACCAAACAATGTAGGTGCAGCAGCCGTAAATACAGCAGCAGCACGATACTTTGCAGGAGTTCCAGACACGCCAACCGCAATGGTTGATGTAGCTAGCGTAGCAGATGCATTCAAAATACCATAAGCAAATGCATAGCCAGCAGGAACTTGAGCCAAAACAACTGTATCGCCATCACCTTGTGATGCTAAAGTGATTGTTGCACGGAAACGTCTTACTCGACCACCTTGTACAGCACCGTTGCTATTGGTTGTAGGAGTTGTACCGAGACCCGATACTTCACTTGCATAGGTTTGAGCCATGATATATCCCCTTATTCAGCGCAAACGATTTCAACAACTTTGCCTTCTTCGGTGCGAGTAGCACCAAACGTGCCCTTGACGTAGACTTGTGTAGCATAGCCCTTGTCAGCACGTTCAGAAATCATAGTGTTAATGTCGTTAAAAAGACCAAGATGCATACCAGACTTGGCAAACGCAGGAACTCTACGCTGTGAGCTGCCATTTAGTGGTAAACGCTCAGTATGGATGAAGTTAAAGCCCATAAATGCAGTAATCTTGCCATCAACAAGTACAGGACGTGTGTTGTAATCGAGCGAGATTGCTTGAGCTTCGTTCAACAAATCATCATGTTGTTCAGCAGTAATAATGCAAAACAATGGATCATTGTCGATGTCAACTTCGTTAGCCATCAAGATTTTCTTGGCTTCACGCAATTTACTGATATTTAAACCAGTAGCACCAGTTGAACCTGTACCAACTACAACGTCTTGGTCTACACCAAATGATGTTGTTGTTGAACCATTTTCACCAGTTTTAGCGTCAGCAAAGAATGCAGAAATGATCTCATCATCCATTGCGCGACCTAGTGCATAAGCACCATTTTGCGAATAAGAAGATGTTGGATCAATTAGCATACGCAATTTATCTTGGTCATCAATCAAGTCAGCCCACTCATAATCGACTGGGAAAACCCAGCGAGCATCAGCAGGTGTCGAGATTAATGGTGTATCACCATGACGAATAGTGCGCTTCTGTGCGGTAACGGGGCCGACTTGCTCAATTGCTTTAGCAGCCTTACCAGTATACGAACCAACCGTAACTGTGTTACGAAGTTTAGAGCCTTTCTGCTGTAAAAGCAGTTGCACGTTCGTAGTGTATTGTTGTACGAAGTGCGTAGTGACGTTGAATGACATGATTCAAGTCCTCCACAAAAAGTTAAATTGAAAGAAACAACTCATTGTCAAAAGACTTGTCCGATTACTCGGGGTCATTTCTAGCCACTGTAGCAGGCTTATTTCTTATCGGTCTTTCCCGCGTCACTGGGCTTGTTGCCAAGTTCTCCAGCACATACTCTTCATATATTTTCGCACGAAACACTATATCTTTGGGTAAAAAGTCTGTGCGATACGCTAATTTTATACATTCTAGTCGTATTTGTGCAAGTTCCATTAGCCTGGGTACCCTGCACGCATCAATCTTTCTAGCTCAGCTTTAGCGTTAGCATCACCACCCAAATACTTAGCAGTCCATGCTGGGTCTTGCTTTAGGTTGTTAACACGCACCCGTGCAGCTTCTGGACTCATGCCAAACTTACCACCGCTTGAGCCTTCAACAAACGAATCCTCGCCTATGCCTCGACCAACATTAGAGAAAAATTTGAGCATATCTTTTGTGCCCAAAGCATTTTCCATCTTGTTTAGCATTTCTTCACTTACGCCAAATTGCCTAGCAGCTCTGCGTCCAGACTCTATGTTGGCATCAAACTCTTTGCCCCACTCTTTCTGCAGCTCAGACATTTGCTGCTCTGCCGACTGCACTTGCTGGCTTTGCATATCTGACATGGCGCCAGATGACTTGTCGTTAAACCACTCAGTCAATTGCTGGGCTTGCTTAGAAGTAAGACCTAACTCATGAAACTTGCCTGCAGCTTCTTGTGCAAATGCCCCATCCGTGCCATCTGGTACAGGTAAGTTATAGCCTGCCGCGTCTTTTGGTCTACCAAGCCTGTCATAAACTTGGCTCCATTCGTCTGCTGTCGCATCATCTTTTGGCACAATTAGACCGCGCCCTGCCTTATCAGCACCAAGAAACTTCTCTAAATTGGTGTAAGACTGTATTGCATCGACTGGTGATTGCCAGCCCTTTGTTTCAACTAAACCGCGTACATCTTCCGGAAACTCCTGATACCACGGAGACTGTTGACTGCCTGCTGGAGTAGCAACCTGACCGCCAACATCAGGGTTGCCAGCATCTACTGACCCTTGCTCATTCATTTGTATTACCTTCATCTAAGTTAAAAACCACTCGCTCATCTATGTGCAAGTGAGCCATCAATCTCAACCAAACTTCCCGCCTGCCTTCAGCCATAGCCATAGCAATAGGGTCAACTGACCGAGAAACTGGGGATACTATCGCTGTACTATTGTTTGCGCGACAGAACTTTGCTAAGTCAGCCAACACTATTTGACCATCAGCATTCAATCCATTTTCGCCTAAAAACATTCTGCGATAGGCATAACGTCTACGTCTTAACTTTGCAAGTAAATCTATCATATCGGCAACGCAGCTGGTTGTTGACCAGACAATGCAGCTGTCTCTGCTAACGTTTTAGCACTATTAGCAGCAATTGGTGCAGCTTGTAGTAATGCTTGAGCTTCAGCTTGTTGCGCTTGCTGTTGTCTCATAGCGTCCATTTCTTCATCCGAACGCAGTATCTTTGCTGGCACGCCATTTATCTCAGCCAACTCTTTAACAA